GTGTTGCCTAAGAAAGTGTTGCCTAAGAAAGTGTTGCCTAAGAAAGTGTTGCCTAAGAAAGTGTTGCCTAAGAAAGTGTTGCCTAAGAAAGTGTTGTCAAAGGAAGAGTTATTTTTTGTTTTAGATAAATTAGGGGATTCATTGGTTCCATCATACGTAATTAAAATTTTAAAAGAAAAGAAAATAACGTGCTCTGAAATAGAGCATATTACTGAAAAATTTCTTATTTATGAATATTCTCATTTACATTGGATTCTTGATGTGAAAAAATATACTTTGACTTTTATTATTTCAAATCCTAATTTTATTTGGGATTTGAAACAAATTGCTACAATGGCGATTAATAATCCAAAAAACTTCTTGAAAATATATAAAACCTTTCCAAAGGCACCCTATGATTGGACAAAGGTAACCGGGGGGTCTTCCTGGAATTTTATTCTATCCCGTTCAAAGGAATTTCCTTGGGATTTAAAACAAATTGCCATTAATACAGTTAATATTCCAAAAAACTTCTTGGAAATATATAAAACCTTTCCAAAGGCACCCTATGATTGGACAAAGATAACCGCGAGGTCTACCTGGAGTTTTATTCTATTACATCCAAAGGAATTTCCTTGGGATCAAAAATCAATTGTTACTAACAGAATTAATAATCCATGGTTATTATGGGAAATATACCAATGTTTCCCGAGAGCACCATATGATTGGAGAAGGATAACAGAGAAGTTTTCCTGGAATTTTATTCTATCCCATTCAAAGGAATTTCCTTGGGATAAAGATGTATTGAGTAAAAAGAAAATATCTAGTATTATGGCCTTTAAATATTGGAATAATAAATTTGTAAATTTAAATAATATTGAAAAAGATACATACTCTGGAAATATGTTTTTGGTATGTAATCAAAATCTAAAACTTTATTTTCCCAAAAATATTCAACATTTGATCTTGTTATTTTTATTTAGATAATAACAAAAATCATTTCATAACTAAATTATAAATGGCTCCCGGATTATCACCAACAATTTGGGGTGCAGGAACATGGCTTTTCTTGCATTCAATAACACTAAATGCCAACGAAATACCAACACCTCTGGAACAAAAAAAATATAAACAATTTTTCTCTCTTCTAGGGGATATATTACCATGTGGTAGATGTCGTATTCATTTTCGACAAAATGTTAAAAAATATCCTATTAAATGTAGCACAAGAAAAGAATTTATTTCTTGGTTAATTAACATTCATAACGAAGTTAATAAAAGTTTAGGAAAACCAATATATTCACAGGTAGAATGCTTAGATAAATTATTATGTTTATACAGAAAACATCCTCAAAACCCGGATGCCTATCAATATTTATATATTGGTATTTTATTAATTATTTTTTGTGCTATTGGGTGGCGTTGGGTTCGTCGATAAAATTGAACCTATATAATCACTAACATTCGTAAAAAGAACTTTTCTTTGCCTATGAATATCACGAATACGATTTAAAACATCATGTGGATTAAAGGAACATATTTGACTCACTTCTGCTTTTTGTTGTTCATTGTTTTGATTTATTTTTATTTCAACTTTTTGTGGGCAATATGCCACAAAATACACATGTTTATAAAAAACATCATTGGTGCCCTTAAATGTTTCCTCCAAAGGTTTAATTGGCAAAATAGTAATATTTTTTGATTTAATATCTGTCTCCTCATAAAATTCTCTTAAAGCACACTCTATGTCTGTCTCTCTTGGATTTCTTCTCCCTTTCGGAAAACCCCATTCGGGATCTTTCCAAATAGGTTTAATCTGACTCAAAAGAGATCTTAGGGTGAATTGTTCTCCATTTGGTAGAGTAACCCCATTCATTAAGGTTTGTAATTTTCTTTTAGCTCTCATATATTCATTTTGCCTGGATTTTGAATTTTTCTTATTCACCCATAATTTCTCCCAAGCCTTCTCTGGAGTTTTCATAGAAAGCAAAAAGGCATGCTCATTTTTTGTAATGTTAGAAAGTAAATTAAGAATATATTTTTTATCTGTCACTTTGTATTTACCTCTGGCAATTTCACAAAAAGCCAAACTGTCCTTTCGACAAATCATTATTGTCTTGAGCATGTTCTTGAATATTATTGTATCTTGCTTTTTGATTTTGATTTTTTTTTTTTGATTTTTAACAATAAATTTATTTATTTTCTCAATTTCAGTGGGATTAAAATGAAAACATATTATTCCAATACTTGTTATAGGTTGATAACATTTGCGATACACATGACCTTTTTTTCCACAGTTACAACATAAAATGTTTTTATAGTTCATTCTTTGACTAAAAAAGGTTTTGTTTTTTCCACCCTGGAATCTTACTGGTGATTTCATTCGTGCCTTTGTCAACATTTCAATATTTTTCTCCACAACTGGCACTGACATGCTTATATCATGCAGATATATGCTATTATTTATATAAATATAGGGCTTTAAGTAGAATCATAACAAAATAAAATATTGGCACTCAGTATTTGAGGGACGAAGAATCCATGAAACACACAGAATCTTATGGTGGTAGTACCAAAAGTAAATTCATTCCCTACCCCAATATTGAAGACAAAGACTTCTCAGAAAAAATCTACAATAAAAAAGAATTCTATGATACCCGCCCATCAAAACTTCCCGATCCAGCTAATCAAACAGAAGAAACCCTTTCCAAACTATACTCCAGAGATGGAGATTTTCATCTTCTACCCCAACAAAGGTTTTTAAGAAACTATATTTCTGAAGCCACTCCTTATCATGGCATTTTAATTTTTCATGGAACAGGTGTTGGAAAATGCATGCTTAGAGGAACTAAATTGTTACTTCACAATGGAAACATCAAGGAAGTCCAAGATCTACAACTTGGAGATATTTTAATGAATGATTTCTCTGGAGGAAACAAGATTACTTCCCTGGTTAGAGGAAAAGATGAAATGTATGAAATTATTCCCATGAAAGGAGAAAGTTATACTGTTAATAGTGAACACATTTTGTGTTTGAAAATAGATCCAATCATTTATAAAAAATCAGATAAATGGATAATTGATTATTTGGATATAAAAACATTAAAAAAAGAATCAATATATTTTTATACTAAATCAGAAGCAGAGAAATATAGAGAATTAATATTAAATGAGGTTCTGGAAATTGAAGTTAGAGATTATTTAAAACTTTCCAGAGAAAATAAAACTTTCCTTAAAGGTTTTAAAGTTGGTATTAATTTTCCATTCAAAAAAGTGAATGACGACCCATATAAAATAGGTTTACAATTGAAAAGAAGAATTCCCTTTGATTATAAAGTAAACTCCAGAGAAATAAGATTAAAGGTTCTCGCTGGTATTATTGACACATTTGGAAAATATTCAAACAATAATTATGAAATTATTCTAGAAAATAAATATTCTGTGTCAGACATTTTATATTTATGTCAATCATTAGGTTTTGTTTCGCATATTGTCAAAAACAACATAATTCATATTTCTGGGGAAGGTCTTGAAAATATACCAGTTAAAATACAAAGAAAACAAGCTTATGCTAGAAAACAAATCAAAAATGCATTAGTCACTGGAATAAAAGTCAAACATGTAGGTACAGATGACTATTATGGTTTTACACTAACAGGAAATAAACGTTTCTTATTACACGACTTTACTGTTACTCATAATACCTGCGCTGCTATATCAATTGCGGAAAGATTTCATCATCGTGTTGACGAAACTGGTAAGAAAATATTAATGATTGTTAGTAAAAGTATCCAAAATGAATTTGTAAAAACTATCTTTAATTTTGATAAGGAAGCTGTGAAAAGTGGACGTCAAGTCGTTCAATGTACTGGTAGAACATACCAATTAGGCCCGGAATCAAAATATATGAAAGAAAAACAAAAAGAATCCACTATTCGTCACAATATCAAAGATATTTATGATATTATTGGTGTGGACAAATTGAGAAATAGGATTTTCCGGAAAACAGGATGGGATGGAATCAACAAACCAAATGAAAATATTCGTAATAAAATCAAAGAATTATATTCAGAACGCGTAATTGTTATTGATGAAGTTCATAATCGAGTAGGAACAGAAGGAAAAGATAAAAGTATTCCTCTCATTCTATCGACAATCATCGAAAATGCCGACAATATTCGGCTCATATTGATGAGCGCAACTCCCATGATCAATTCTCCAGTAGATATTGTGGTTCCCATTAATCTTTTACGAGCAAACGATAATAGACCACTCATAAAAGTTAAAGAAATTTACAACAGTGATGAAGAATTTATCCCTGGTGGGGCCCAAAAAATGAGAGAAATGTGCAAAGGATATATTTCTTATGTTCGTGGAGGAGATCCCCCGAGATTTCCATACAAATTAATTCCACCAGAAGCAAAAGTCCCCAAACCAATTTATCAAATTAATGGGGAAAAAATTCCCAATGATAAAAAAATGAAAGTCACAAAAGTTATTGAATGCCACTCAGAATCTTACCAATTTAAAACTTACGAACATATTTTAAACAAAGAATTAAAAAGTAAAGGATTACTCCAGGGTCCAATTCAAGCAGGAAACATTGTCTTTCCTGGACCCCCCGGAGAATTAGGTTATTATGGTTCCGCTGGTTTTGGTGGACGAACGTCAGAAGAACATCCCTTAATAGAACGAAAGGATACTAAGGGAAACGAAACATATACTTATGCTCCATGGGCAGAAGGATTCTTATCCTTAAAAAATATTGGTAAATATTCCGTAAAATTCAAAAATATATTTGAAAATATCATGCAATCAGTCGGTATCTCATTCGTTTACTCTGGATATCTAAAGGGCGGTGTTCAATCTTTTGCATTAATGTTAGAAGAGAATGGAATTCAACCTATTATTATTACTGGCAAAGAGCATGTTTTATTTCAATCAAAATCAAAAGCTCCCCCTATTTGTTATAGATGTGGTAAAACAAGGCATGGATTTACAACTCATAATTTTTCCAAAGCTCGTTATGTTTTACTCACGGGTAGTCTGGATCTTCAAACTACAGACATTGCTAAAATTTCACAATATATCAATCGCCCAGAAAACATGTATGGAAAATTAGTCAAAGTTATTTTAGGATCTTCCGTTGCTGGTGAGGGTATTGATTTCAAAAGGGTAAGACAGATTCATATTATGGAACCCTGGTATAATCGGGCTAAAATTCTTCAAGTTGAGGGTCGTGCTATTCGTAATGGTTCACACATTGATTTACCACCAGCTCAAAGAAATGTTGATATATTTAAGTATTGTTTTTTGCCTCCCAAGAAACTTCTTGGTAAAATTGCGGAAACAGAAACAATTGATGAGAAAAATTATAGATTTGGGGAAGACAAAGATAGAAAGATTAAAAAAACAGAAAGAATTCTTAAGGAGTCTGCTGTTGATTGTGCTTTCCAGAGAGATAATAATGTGAGAAATGTGAGAAGAGTTATAAAATTAGAGGATTCTCTCGGTAAAACAATTAATTTTGTTTCTGGAGACAAGCCTTATTCTGAAGAATGTGGTTATGAAAAGGAATGTGATTACAAATGTGATTGGACTCCTCCAAAAAAGATAATTATTGACAAAAGTACTTATGGACCTGAATTTTCCAGAGCGGATGTTGATAAGGCAAGAAGTAGAATTCAAGAATTGTTTAGGGATCGTTTTGTGGTGGATATGGAAACGATTTTTAACCATATTAAAAAAACGGAACCAGGAATAGATTTAGTTTATATTTATTTAGCACTAGAATCATTAATGGATCAAGAAGGGGATTTTGCAGTGCAAGATCGTTATGGAAGAGAGGGTTATCTTATTGAGAGAAAAGATCTTATGATTTTTCAACCTTTTGATATTGTTGATTCTAGAGCACCCATGATTTATAAAAAGAATCCATTGGCAACAAAACCCAGAGACATGCCATTTCCAGTGGTAAATACAAAAAATTCATTAGGTAATACTTTTGAAGAAAGAAAACTCATGAGCAAAACTGGAGAAAATATATTTGATGAAATTTATGAAAAATATAAATCACTAAACATTATCATGAAAGTTTATATTGAAAATAAATCAGAAAAGAAATTCTCACATATTATTGACAAAATGGTTTTGGATAAATTACCAAATCAATGGGCTATTTATTTATTACGTTTATTGCTTAGTCCACAACATAATTTAGAAAAGAAATTAAATGTGTTTCGAGAAAAAATAATGGTATACTATCATTCTCGTGGTAGTATTTTAATTCAAAAAGTTAAAAAAGAGGATAAATTAGCAATTAGAGTAGGAAATATATGTACCCAATGGGGTAGATCCGAATATGGAATTAAAAAGAAATTGAGAAAAGAATGGGGAAAATGTGATCCAGATGTTGAAATTGCTCTGGAAACAAATATAAATTCTCATGAATACAAAGAATTATGGTCTAAAGTTCCATCAATTAATAGACCCGGTTTAGGTAATATTGGTACCAAACGTGATTACATTCATTTAATTCGACAATTAAAGATTGTTGGCGAATATGTGGGTACAACTGATGCTACTGATGATCTTTCTCTGGAAAAAAAGTTTAAATTACTTGATTTCAAAAGAGAATCCTTGGCTGTTCGAAAAAACAAAGAAAGATCCAAAAGATCAGAAATTAGAGGCAGGACATGTGGCACTTTTAAAGTACCCATTCTTTTACCTATTCTTCTATCTATAGAAAAAATAGTAAAAAATAAAAAGATTAAGGGTATTGTTATTCCCCCAAAATCTAACAAAAAAATATCCAAGGATAATATTTGTTATCGTCTAGAGTTTTTATTAAGGCTTTTATCAATAGTTTCCCCACAAACGATATGGTTTTTCAGGGGAGATTTCTCGGAAGATGCAGAAAATTGATACAACGTTTGAGTTTTTCAGGAGTAAAGAAAATTGATACAACGTTTGAGTTTTTTATGAGTAAAAAAATTGATACAACGTTTGAGTTTTTTATGAGTAAAAAAATCGATAATTAAAAGAGTTTAAGTTATACATAAAAGGAAATAATATATAGGATAAATGACGTCTCAACTGGACCTTAGTAAAATTTATACACTTACATCTATGAAACGTGATTTAGCCATGAGCGCATCCATGTTAACTAGTGAATTCCCACAACATCTTCTTAGTGTTTTGAGAAATGAAATGGAAGGAAAATGCAAACCTGAAGGTTATGTTGAAAAGGGATCCGTGAAAATAATTCGTCATGAACAATTGAGCACAAATATTACTAGATTTCAAGGTGGAATTAGAGTAAAAGTATATTTTACTGCCAATATTTGCAAACCTACATTAAATCAAATAATTGAGTGTATAGTAATATCACTTAATCAGTTTGGAATTAGGGCTATTGCAGGACCACTAAATATTGTGATTCCCATCAGTGAAGATGGACAAGTTAAAATTGGAATTGGTCAAAAAATCAAAATTAGAGTTATTACAAGAGAATTGGTAATTAATAGTTCTGATTTATTTTGGTTAGTTGGTGAACTTTACAAGGAAGAAAAGAAAGAAGAGAAAAAAGAGAAATCTGGTGGACAATCTTTAGCTCTTTCCAAGGGAAATGAAGATTTATTTGAAAGTACCTCAGAAAGTCCGAGTGGGGATGATAGTGATACTACAGAAAGTGTTACTGGATCTTCTACAGAAGAAGAGGGGTCCAATAGTTCAATGTCTAGTTATGATGAAGATTCGGAGAAAAGTGATGATGAAAAACAATATACAAATTTAAAACCTAAAGAATGAATTTTAAAGGCTTAAGGACTATATAAAAATAAATTAAAGAAATAATGTCTAAAATTCAAACTTTATCGAGTACTCATTCAAAAGAACGAAAAAGTATTCCATATACTTTCGATCAAAAAAGACGATTAGTCAAAAAAGTAGAAAATTTACCTAAAGAGGCCCACCTAGAAATTTATTTCTTTTTGTGCAAACATAATAATACGAATGAACTCAAAAAAATACAAAGTCAAAATACTAAAGTACCTCCCAGAGCTTACAAACAAAATCCATCAGCATCCAATTGTTCCGTAAAAAATAACACATGGTCTTCACAAAGATCCACACCAATTACATCTCTTAAAAATCAACCAGCACCAATTGATGTCAAACCACTTTCCCTGTCACAATATAATTTACCAATTCCACATATTCGTATCAATGATCACCAAAAGAAAATACCAGTACATGAAGCATCAGAAGAATCAAACACTTCCGATGTTAGAACCAGAATTATTGACGCTATGTGCGAATTTGCAGATGCTAATAGACGCATGGAGTGGCCTACAAAAACATCTATCTTTTGTAGATGGGATTCTCACCCTTTTAATGGACCTTCTGTATCCATTCCAAGATGGTGTATTAAGGGAACTTTTTATGTAATGGATAATTATTGTAGTTGGTCTTGTGCTGCAGCTCATATTTTCGTGAGAAATGACTTGGATGAAAATGAACAATGGGATTGTTATAATTTACTTCATTTATTGCGTAAACAAATTTTAAATGGCAAGACAGATAGTAAAATTAAATTAGCTCCGGATCTTGACATACTTAAAATTCATGGGGGTCCATATGATATTGAACAATATCGTGATTTAACGAAGGAAAGTAATCTTCATCATAAAATATATAAAATTAATCGTCCTCCAATGATTTCTCTGGTTCCTAAAATCGAGGAACAAGTTTTGGATAAAAATCAATCAGATATGAGACTTCTTCAGAATTTCTCTGGTCTTCGAGCATCTGGTAAAATGAAATACGTGGCTCCTAGAAATGAACATTTTTTCGCAACAACAAGATGGGGCAAAGATAGACCTTTTATTCCTGTTGATAATAAACGTATTGTACAAGCTCGGGAGAACTTAAAAATCAAAAGAAATAAACCATTGTTAGATAAAAAACATACTTTATTAAATTATATGGATTTAAATATTAGAACTTCAAAAAAATAAATACTTAAAACAAAGAACTATATAAATAAAAGATGAACAAGGACAAAATTACAGTGATTTCTTGGGATATTGGTGTTAAAAATTTATCATACTGTATTCTCGAGAAAAATAATAGTCCAGAGAACAATAGTATCCCTTCTGCCAAGAGTATTGGTACAAAACATGGATTTATTATTAAAGATTGGAATTTAATTAATTTATATCCAGAAGAAAAAGAAATTATACATATTTGTGATGGAAAAAAAAAGAATGGGGTTGATTGTACTAAGAAATCTAAATTTTTCCATAAAGAAAAAAAAGATCCAGAGAGTAAAATAAATTATTATTGTAAAACTCATTTTCCTTCCTCAAAAAAAATAGTTTCTATCAAAAAAAGATTCTCAAAATCTGCCAAAAAAAAAAAGAGAAGACCTTATGAAATTTCCAGAAGAATTTGGAAATTATTTAATGATAAAAAAGAATTATTAAATGTTGATTATGTTGTCGTAGAAAACCAACCTAGTCAATTAAATCCTATTATGAAATCAGTCCAAATGATTCTTTTTACCATTTCATCCGTTTTTTCTTTTGATCCTAAGTATCGCATCAAAGAAGTATTTAATGTTTCTGCCGGACAAAAAGAAAAATTATTATTAAAAGATCCAACATGGTTAACATCAAAGTATAAAAGTATTGCCTCCGAAAAATGTAAAAATATAAAAAATATATATAGAAAAAGAAAAATAAATTGCCTTGAATATTCAAAATTATGTCTTGAACCTTCTCCAGAGTATTTTTCTTTTCTAAATAATCATTCAAAACAAGATGATCTCTCTGATTGCTTCCTACAAGGATGCTATTGGCTACTTAGATTGTAATTATGCCTCAATATCAATTATATTATCTTCTCTTTTCCTACGCTTCCTTCGTACCTTCGCAAAAGATGTCTTTATATTTTTTGTTTCGTCCTCAACATCAGAAATCAAACTAGCCTGGTTTACCTCAGCTCGGTTTAACTGTTCTAAAATATCATCAACTCCCTCTGGACGTCTCATTACTCCCTGTCCTGCAGGAATCTCATTTACATTCGCATTTACATTATAATTACTGGGTGCCGGTTGTGGTGGAGGTGAAAAATCTGATTTTGTTCTTGGTGCTTGATATCCAGGACGAGTGAATGGTGATGGTGGTGGTTGTCGAGCTCTCTGTTGTTCTCTCATGTTGACACCAGAGCGCATCATATTAAATAATGGATCTCCCGCGTGTTTCTTGGACATATTATTAAGAGCTTCATTTTGGATTTGTGCCACAATATCTGGGCGATTTTTGAAAATATCATCCAAATTAGGAACAGATGACTTAAATAATGTATTAGACAAATGAAACATTAATCCACTACCACCAACCATGGTGATTAATTTTAATTCTGGTGCCATTTTAACGCTATCATTGTATTTGTCATGTAACTCCTCGAAAACTTCATCATAATCCCCAATATTTTCCATCATATCACCAGACCATCCATCCAATGCAAACTTATAAGGATTAAATTTTTTATTTACATATTCTGTTCCACTAATAAAAGAAACCAGTATTTTTCTCTGGAAACGAATACTTCTCTGGATACTTCTTTTTTTATTTAATCGATGTACCTCAGCCCGCATCACTTCCAGAGGTGATTTCATAGTTAGGTGAAGAGTTGATGGATATCCATTTTCATGAAGTCTTCCAACCTGGTAAAGTAAATCCTCTTTTTCACACATTACTTCCTCACGAGACATATATCGTGGATCTTTCCAATTTGATTTTACACCTTCTGGTCCATTGGATGCAACAGATATAGAAGAAATTCCTGATTTATCACTGTCTGATTTCTCTCCACTTCCAGAGGATTCCTCTGGATCATTTGCTTCCCCATTTTCACTCTCTTCTTTTTTTTCATCACTCTTATGGGTATTTTGATTACCTTCCGAACCACTCGAATTAGTTGTTGAGGAATGTTCTGATTCTTCTTCTGATTTTTCATTGGCAGACGGCAATGGTGTACCTTTTCTAAATTTTGATTTAGGAAAAAAATCTTTATGACGTTTAAACTTGTGTCTTTTTTTTCTTATCTTAAATTTTCTATGTTTTTTTCTGGGAGACACTTCTTCAATTTCGGACAAAGAATTTTCAATATCAGAAAGAAATTGTTGTCTGTGTGTTTTGGGGGAACCCCTGTGATTTCTATGTGACTTTTTAAAGATCTTACGATGACTGTTAGCCCATTTACGACCACCATCAGAATGATCAGAGTTAGCTCTTAATCTTTCTTTTTCTTCCATTTTTTTGCCAATATTAGCAGGTACCTTTTCGCTATTTATTAAAAGTTCAATTCCTTCCATTGGAATTTTACTACCAAAAGTTTCTTTATCAGACATGGGTTGTTTATGGGAGGAATGACGGTTTCGTTTATGTGGTCTATCATAATTGGTTGTATGATTTGATTCAGACATGGTTTTTTATCTTCAAATCCCCCAAGGCTTCGTTACTATTTTCAAGATGGTAATCACAGAAGAAGGACGCACTAAGGTTTTTTCTCTTTGCTCTGGAAAATTTGAGGTTTAACAGGTGTAATCAAACAACTTTTACTTTGTTCATTAAGTAAATAATGATTTAGTAAAATAAATAACAAAGATAAAAGCAAAGAAGTTTTAATATTTCTTGTTGCCACAAAAGCAATACTAAAAATAATTAATTTTCTCATCCAAGGATGTGCCAAAATATTATTTACATTTTGGGGAACTTCCAACATCACGTATTTACCACCCAAATTCATCAACATCATTATACATCCTGAAAATAAAGGACTTGTGTTTATTGTATGTGCAAAATAGTCTAACATTTTACTAACTTACTTTTCAGGAAGATTTTTTTCCGCTTTATTCATAGAATTTAAAGCAAAATTACGAAGAGATTCACTCATATCAACATCTGTCTCTGCTTCCGATTCGGCCTCAGTATCAGACTCTGGGTAACCAGTGTTGGACTCTGGAATTCTAATGGGATTATCAAGACCTAAAGCTTTTGATACTTTTGCACACATTGGAGGTTCCGTTTTTTCTTCAAAATGAACCTTTTTCTTTAAAATTCCTTTTAATGATATATCCTTCGATTTTCCTGGTTGAACACCATTTTTATTTCCTTTCTGTTGAATATTTACATTATCCTTTGCAATCCATCCAAGTACTTTGGCACCAACATTCATTAACGTATGGTTCATATTTTTCTCTGGAATTTTTGTTACATTTAATTTTTTCTTTAGAGTGCTAAAAGCATTTGGAAATATATTACCAAAAACAGTTCCAATAATAAAAAGAATTAAAAAGGCTAAACTCCAGGGAATCTTATTATATATGCAATACACAAAAAGTATAATAATTGCAATTTGAATAGAAACATTGTTTTCAATTTTATAAACAATTTCTTTGTCATTTGCTAATGCGAGAAGTACAATTATGAAAAAAACAGCAAAGATTTCTTCGTTTATGCACCAACCAAATATACTGCGTCGCGAAAAGGAATAAATCGATTTAGCCATTCTTATTGTTCTTCAGTAGTAATAATTTAAATTAATTTCCCGCGTTTATGTCATACCAAATTGATATCCCAATTGAGACATTGAATATACTCCAGGAGGATCAGAAAGAAAATCAACACCACTCGGGGGTAATTTGTCATTACCAATACCTTGTAAGTTAGAGTTAGGTTTGTATGGTTTTGGGTTAAATATTGTTTTACCGTTACCACATGGTAAACATTTTGGTTGATCGTGGCCGATGGGAAGTCCAGACTCAAATGATTCTTTCATTGCTAAATGACGAAGAGTAATATAAGTTGAAACAAATACAAATGCCAAAATAACAGAAGAAGTTTTCATAGTTGGACCTAACATTCCAGACATTCCTATAATAAACAAACCAGCAACAATGCTTCGACCATAAGAATGATTGTAAAGTTGTAAAATAGCTGATCGTTTATCATCTTTGGGTTCCACGTAAAAGTTAATGTATAAAATATATCCAATAGACAAAATAACAACCAAAAAGATAAAAGGATTTGCACTTTGAGCATGATTTATTTTCTGGAGCGCTTCCCTGGCAACTAAAAGTGCTGTATTTGATGTTCTTTTTGCCATTAAGACTTATAATGTCCCCTTGAAATTATTTTTAATCCATGTTTAATTCCTTCGCAATGGTTTTTTGAAAATCACTTGAAGAATATCATATGTATGTTTAATGTTTAATGGAAAGCGTAAAAGATCCGAATTGAAATCTGAAAATCCTATTTATAAAATAAAATTTAAAATGAGTCGTCCAAGTAAAACTTTATTAGGCTTATTGAATATTTATTTTCCCAAAGATCTTTCATCGCTTGTATTAAAATATTACCGATGCCCCAAAAAAGATATTCACGAATGCTGTAAAATTGGAGATCACGAAATGGCTTCACAATTAACTAATCCGAATTTGGAAAAGGGAATTGATGGTGCTTGTTTAGGTGATTATATTGAAATCATTAAATTATTAATTAAAAAGGGTTTTAATGATTGGAATTATGGACTCGAACGTGCATGTAGAAGCGGTAATATGAAAATTGTAAAATTTATGATTAAAAAAGGAGCTAATGAATGGAAAAGGGGTTTTAAATATGCTTGTGAATGTGGACATATGAAAATCATTAAATTTATGATTAAAAAAGGAGCCAATAACTGGAATGAAGGTCTTGAATGGGCTTCGTGGGGTGGCCACATGGATGTGATTCAATTTCTAATAAATAAGGGTGCTGATGATTGGGATAAGGGTCTTCTTGACGCATGTAAGCGTGGCCATGTAGATATAACAAAATTAATGATTGAGAAAGGAGCTATACCCCTTAGATGTAGTATAGTTGGGGCTTGTGTAGGTGGACATATGGAAATTATAAAATTATTAATGAAAGAGGGGGATATTAATTTTCAATCAAATATTTGGAATGTTTGTCAAGGTGGAAACATGGAAATGATAAAACTTTTTATTTCAAAAGGAGCCAATAATTGGAATAGGGGCCTTAATGGAGCTTGTGAAGGTGGACATATGGCAGTTGTTAAATTTATGATTGAAAAAGGGGCTAATGATTTTAATATACCTATGTGGAATGCATGTGAAAATAATCATCTTGAAATTGTAAAATTAATGGTTAAAAAGGGAGCCACTTATTTTGAGGAGGGTTTGGTTAAAGCATGTGAAGGTGGATATATGGCAGTTGTTAAATTTATGATTTCAAAGGGAGCTAATAATTGGAATAGGGGCCTTAATGGAGCTTGTGGAGGTGGACACATGGCAATTGTTAAATTTATGATTTCAAAGGGAGCCAATAATTGGAATAAGGGTCTTGAATATGCTTGTGAAGGTGGACAGATGGAAATTGTAAAATTTATGATATCCAAGGGAGCTAATTCTTGGAATGAAGGTCTTGAATCTGCTTGTGATAATCGTCATTTTGAAATTATGAAACTAATGATTTCCAGAGGGGGCAATAATTTAAGGAAGTGTTTTCAACAAGCGTATAATCGTGGACATAAAAAAATACAAAATTATTTAAGAGAAATCATTAGAACACGTAAAGTTATATAATTATTTTTAATCCATGTTTAATTCCTTCGCCAATGTTGATGTCGTAAATAATGGTCTTGGTCTTGACAATTGCTCAAACACTGATCCCTCAAATGCCAAAGAACATGGAGTTGCACATCCAGATTGGCAAGAACTACCACTACTTAATCCGTTGCCAACAACAGCTTTCTGGAGTTTGGGAATAATATATCGATTGTATCCACACCCGTCTTTTGGGAAGATTAAAACATTTTGACGTAAAAGTGATGCAGGTCTACGAACAATACCATTTTCCATTTCTGCAACTCTGGCCATCCAATATTTATCTGCAGAATCTCCTTGTGCAGATGAGTAGGCGGCCCGAGTACCATCTTGTTCTCTACCAAGTACCCCTTGATCATAAATAGTATTATTTGGAGTATAGTTTCCAAAACTATATTGTAGATTATTACTAAAATTTTCTTTTTGACAACATAATTGTGCAACTCGATATAAAACAAGAGTTAATGAGAATATTCCCAACCCCGGAAAAAAAATTCCCAAAAATATCAATATTAGAAACGCGCCTATAAAAAAACCATTAAGATTATTTTTTACCCATTGATAAAATGGTTTAAATTTTCCATGAGGTTTTCCATATGGAGACCAAATTAAAATAATAAAAATCAATTCCAGAAAAGCCAAAAAAACAACCATTAATAAATAAATTGGAGAAATATTCAATGTCACTTTTTTTGAAACCATGACGCAAGCCCTTCTTGAAGCTTTATATACTTATAAAATAAGTTTTTTATTGTATATCATATTGGATAATGGCTTATTGCTCACTCTCAGAAGCCTATGGTATGGAATTTGCTCAACAAGTCAACCCAAAAGACCACAAGGGTAACCCCACAAGAAACAAACGTAGTCTTCCTGGATCTCGTTATGGTGATCCCCTCTCTGGAAATAAAAAACATATCAAAAACTTATCTGAAGTTCAATCCTCAAATGACAGAAAATTTCACAGAGAAACATTTCCAGAATCGAATACTATCTCTCCATATGCCCCACAATGGAGAGAAAATCAAAATATTAAAAAGGATTTTCGCCCATGGGGCGATCAAGAAGACATTGAGCAGGAAGAACTAAAAGATTCTTTATCCCCAAAGGAATATTTACGAAGAAGTTTGGCAGGTGGTAAAAAATTAAACAGAACCATTAGTGGATATCCTCCAGGATCGGTTGGTGAAGCGCGAGTTAAAAATAATTTTCGTAGAATGAGATCGGGAACTCCGAATGATCATGGAGTGTTTATTCCAGATGATAAAAAATTGTATGCTCCAGTGAATGCTTTACAGTTTGGTGGGCGAAATATGGAATCCTCCGGATTTGCTGGAGAAGTTTTAAGCTATGGTAATATTCCCAAATCTCCATGTAAAAATTATTTCCATCATTTGGATACTTGTCGTCGTTGTCAATATAAATTAAAGAAAAGAGTTTTGCGTTATTTGGATGCGATACAATCAAAAAAATCAACACCAATGTTACCAGGACTCCGTGGGATGAATTCTCCATCTTTAGATCGAGAATTATTTACAGATAGAGGAGATGATTCTGATATGTTGAGAATATCTTCCATGGGAACCCTTTCTGCCAGACCAGATCAACCAGGAATGGGAAGACAAATTGAACAACCTGAACCAATTGAGGAAAAAGTTCCAGAGGTAAAAGAAGGATTCAGTTTGGGAACTAATCCTAAAAAATTATTATCCTGCTATTTTTTTGATGTTGTTTGGATTATTAATTATTTTTACTCTGGATAGTTCAAGAAAAATAATGAGGGATGGATTAAGAATTATAAAAACTTAATTGAAAAGAAATTTTTCTTCTTTTTGTTGACCATAAATAAAGGCAGCATTTTTTTTGGGTATATTTTGAGTGTATTGTGGCATTGGTGGTAAACTTTGATATGTGCTATGTGGTACTTGGAATAAATGAGCAGGAGTATTTTGTGGTTTAATTGGATAATAATGAACGGTTTTTTCTTTTGGTTGTTCTTTTGGTTGTTTTTTATGTATTATTTTAGGTACATTTTGTTTTTTTATAGGCCAATAAATAAGAATTGCATGTGGAGGAACAAATGTTGTTTGGAAACCAGATTGTTTTAGTTTATTAAGAATAAATCTGGAGCATTGAACAATATTATATATAGGAAATCCAGTCATATACTCTGGAATTTTAAAGACACAAAAAGATTGATCATGCAAAACATGTTCTCTGATTCTCCGGAAACACTTTCCTAATACCTTTTCATAAATCTTAATTTTAGTTTTCATTTTTTCTTTACGATAAAAATGAATATCTTCAATGTTCAAAGAAAAGTAATTTCGATTACTATCCTCAGGAGGTCTTGTGGTGAGAAAAGAAGGTGGTACCAAATCATTTCTGGGATCTAGCGGATGATTTGTAATATGGGGAGCAGTTCTAGTCATAATATATTTTCTTTCATAGTTATCCTTATCCGTTGTGATTAGCGCCATAGTTAAACACTTCTATACTTAATAATAATTTATTTTCTTTCATTATTGTCCTTATTTGGTATAATATACTTAAACACTTCTGTACTTAATAATAATTATATTCTAATGGAGAAACATAACCCTTCCCAAGTATGGAATTTTAAATACAAATTACCAAATATTCATTTATCTCTCCAAGGACATTCCAGAGGTAGTGAAAGAAGTGGTTTTTATATTCCTGAACTTAAAATAATGTTTGATGCTGGTGTAAGATCATATCTTAAACCATCCTTTATTTTTATAACGCATTGTCACAGTGACCATTCTTCTTCTTTGCCAATGATACTTGACGGGGGTGGATATAAATCTTCTATTTATGTTCCAAAAGAGCATTTATCTTTATTTAAAAATTATTGTAATTCTTACTTTTCATTAAATCAAGGAGAACAATTTTCAAAAGTATGGACAAATATATGGCTAAAAATAAAAGGTATAAGTGCTCCAGAAATTGTTAAGATTGATAATACTCATTTTATAAAAGCATTTAAATTAGATCATAGTATCCCGGCGGTTGGATATGGTTTATACCTCCAAACAAAAAAACTTAAAAAAGAGTTTATTTCTCTGGAAAAAAAAGAATTAATCAAAAAAATTAAAGCAAAGGAAAATTGTTTTTATTTAAATACAAAACCACAACTTGCCTATTTACTTGATACAACTCCTCTTGTTTTTACTAAATATCCCTCTTTACTTCAATTTCCTGTAATAATAACAGAATGCACATTTATTGATAAAGAAACTTATACAATGGCTCAACAATCCAAACACACTCATTGGTTTGATTTGAAACCTATTATTTTAAAACATCCCAAAACTTTTTTTATTCTAACACATTTTAGTATGAGATATAAAAATGTTAAAGATATATTTCCAAAATTACCTAAAAATGCATATTTATGGCTTAATTAAAAAGAACAATAGATATGGTAAATGACATGGAATTTAGAAATACTAATGATGTCTGGTGGAGGACTGAAAGGTTGTGCTTTCTTAGGTGTGTTTCGTGAATTTGCTTTACAACTTAAAAAAGATATTTTTCCTACCATACCAGTTACAGGAGGATCATCAGTGGGAGCCCTAGTGGCTCTTGTGTCTCAACTGGAATATTCAGTGGAAGAAGCTTATTCTATTATGAAAAAAGTTGAAAGTAAAAAGTTATGTCCTGCTATTTATGAAAAGAAAAGTTCTATAAAAAGACCTTCTATTTTCAAAGATTTTGGGTGTGATTATGGATATAATATGGAAAAATTACTATTATCTTTATTTCAAAAAAAGAAGATTAATTCTAAAATAACTTTTCTGGAACTTTATAAAAAAAACTCCAGAACATTATTAGTTTCTGGAAGTTGTGTAACCTCCGGAAAACCTATTTATTATTCTCATGAAAAAACACCAAATTTTTCAGTTTTACAAGCTGTTAAAATTAGTATGAGAATTCCAATATTATTTCCCCCACTTTTAATTGATAACCATTTAATGATTGATGGGAATCTATTTGATCCATTTCCAATGAGAGGGTTAAGTAAAATAATTCGAAAAAAGGCTAGAAAGGGAAATATGTTGGGTATTATTTGTTCCCAGCCAGAAAAAAGTGAGGTTCCCACAGATATTTTTAATTATCTCATGAAAATTTTGCGTGGTTCAGTCAATCAGCTATCTCAATTTGCATCTGAAAAATACAAAAAACATACTATTTATATTCCTTTTGAAACTTCTGGAGTGAAATTTGATATTCCCAAGAAAAAACTTTTTGAATATTTTGAATTAGGAAAACAATACGCTAAAGAATTTATTAAGAAAAAAGGATTACCTCAAGTAATAGTAAAAACTCCAGAGAAATCTTAAGCCATTCCTGTATGTCGAGCCACAAAAGAAGTAGTTAATGGCCCTTGTCCTGCTCTGCCAGAAGGCATTGGTCCTAATGGAGCTCCCTGAACTGGTAATTCTGCGGGATCACCAGCAACACATTGGTTAATGAAGGCTGCCATTGCTGAGGCAACACGTGGACCCTTGTATTCTTTGGCTCCAGAGGGATTCATAAGTCCACCTGGTAAAAATCGAAGAGTGGGGAAAGATTTAATTCCATGTTTTTTTGCCAGATCTTTTTTGATATCACAATTAATTTTATTTACTTTACATTTTGTGTAAGATTGTGATAAACTATCGAATTCTGGCATTATTTTTTTACAATAACCACACCAGGGTGCATAAAACATAGTGAAACAAGGCCCAGTGCTAAATGCTTCAAGTTGGGCAGCATACAAATGTGATTTAGATCCAGGGACTTGAACAGGCACTAAACGAACATATGTTTTGTTTCTGGGTCCGAACATAGCCCAAAGAATGAGTAGGATTGCTACTACTAGAGCTATTTTCATAGTTGAACTCATTTTTTCTAATTCTTTAAGTAAAGCCATGGTAAAATATAGTTTCTGCAAGATTTTTATTTATTATTAAATATAAACAATAATAAATATATTTTCTAGAGAAAATCTATTAAAATGAATAATAGAATGTTAAATTTATTATCTATATAATTAAGTTGTGTTTTTACATAGCTCAAGAAATGAGTCAGACTAAGAAGAAACCTGAAACCAAGAAAGAAATAAAAAAAAATCCAAAAAAAACTACAGGAAAATCCTGGTGGAAAGATCCAGCATCTATTGGAGGTTTTGGTGGTGGGCTAAAATTTTGGACTCTTCTTGTACTTTTTATTAGCAATTACTATTTATTTAATCAATCAAAGGGATTCACCCTGAAAGTAATCGGAGGACTTTCTATTATTTTGTTCTATGTTTTTCTAATTTGGTATATTGTAACATTGTTTCTGGAAAATAAAAAGGATGAAGAGGAGCCTATGGGTAAAAAGGTATTTTATGCTCTGATAAAAACACTTGGTATTGTTATCACTTTATTTTTAACTGTTCTTTGGCTTCCCAATTATTTCAGAAATGCTGGTTTCTTTTTAAAGAAAAGAGTTTTTAATCCTTTTGGTACTCAAATTAACCCTGGAAACACATTACAATCCTCATTTATCAATAATCCAGTAGGCTATGATAGCAAGGGAATGCTTTGGCCCGATGGATTAGGGGGTTTAACTTACCAAATACTTTCATTACCCATCACTCTGGCTACATGGTACTACAAGGAACCTATGTTTTTAACATTGTTTATGGGAAAAGGGAATGCTGATGAAAAGTTTAATGAACTTTTACCAAGTTTTCAGGAGAATGGGAAATTTAGTGCATGGAAAGCTTTTTTATTTATATGTGGAGGATTCGGATTTTGGTTGATGGGACTTGTGTTGTGGTTCTTTGGGATTATTAGTAAATATATTGGTATTTTTCTTTTTAATAGACAAGCTTTATCAAAGGAATATACTGGTGAAACCAGAAGCTTTTTCTCTTATTTAACTCCAATTGATTGGGATGTTATTAAACAGGTAGTTACTCTGGATAAAACAGGAAATACTAAAAAATTATATGGAAACAAAATATATACTTTTATTAGAACATATTGGTTTTGGGCGTTTCTTTTTATTTATTTGACAGGAGGAACTTTACTTCGTGGTATTTTGCAATATGGTAAAGTTTCTGGAGTAAATAAATCAGTGAACAGTATTGTATTTGTAGTGACATTTATTTTTTCCATATTACAAAGTTGGAAGGATCCCAATGGATTTTTTACATTGGCCAATTCTGAATGGAGAGAGAATGATTTGAGCAAAATCTTTAAAAATATACAAAAATTAGCACAAAAAAGTAAAGTAAAAGTTCCAGAAACAAAAGTAGAGGAAAAAAAAGAAGAATAATCTATTGATAATCTATAGGCCATTTATAAACCAGAGATGAGTGCCAAAGTGGATGACAAGAAAAATGCTGCCTGGGTAAAAAGTAACTATAATGACAAAGGAAAAGGATGTCCAATTTGTGTTCCTGGAAAAAACAATGAATTTTGTAAAGTTTTTTTACAAAGTGGGAAATCGGAAGCCTCATGTGCAACAGATTGCACTGATTATGGTGCTTCTAATTATGTTTGGGATGAAAACAACAAGCAATGTTGGTGTGAAAATACTCAAGCGGATTGTAAATATTTTGATGATTTAAAAATGCAAAATTGTGGACCTAATAGTATTCCATCTGAGCCTTGTGTTAATAAAAATATTGCTATTTTAAAAAATTCAAAACTTTCTGCCAGAAAAAAAAAATGTAATACAGAATGTAAAAATAAATTTAGATCCTCTGGAACTTATTGTCCTAATCCAGATGGAACTGGAAAATGTGTATGTGTAAAACCTTTACCTAAACCACAAGAAAAATCATGTCCAGAAGCCACAAAAGTAACATATCAAGCTAATTTTTGTAAATCAAGTGATCCAAATAAATGTCCAACGAAAATAGGTGATTTTTGTTATGCAACTAAATCAGATAAAAATGCGGCTACTCCAGAACATTGGTTCAAAACTATTTTTACACTTAGCAAAATGGATTCTTTGGATGCTAAATGTTTATGTGATGCCGAAGTAGCAAAAGAATTTGTGGATCTTTGGGGAAAAGCGAATCAAAATGATAAGTTAACAATGACTCAATTGTGGGAAAAAGCTGTAGCAAATACATCAAACGCGTTAATTAAAAATTCTTCTGGAGCTCACCCAACGGATTTAAAATGGCATTTCAATAATATACTCCGGAAATATTTTGCTATTCTTAATCCAGATGGGAATTATACTTACCGAGTATCTAAATCGGAAGTATTAAGAATTCTCTCTGAATATGAGGCGTGTCGCGCCTTTAATGTAAATAAACCTCGTGTAAAGGAGGGAGTATTGTTATATGAACAACCAGGAGAATGGATAAAGGAAAAAGCTACAGGAAAATGGTTAAAAACACTTTCTAGAATAACAGTTTGGTTAATATTGTTACATTTGCTCTTTCGTATGTTTTTTCCAACGGGTAGTACAACTCTTGGAACTTCATGGAAAAATTCTCTTGTGTATTCTTTGTGGATGCCTGAAGATTTTTTATCTCCAAAAAATAAAAGAATTGGATTAACTGGTTCTATTTTATTTATTTCAATTGTATTAGGTATTTTGTTGGCAGTTGGGAGTCGTCAAACTAGAAAACAAACAGAGGATTCGAAAGGTGAACCCGCCATTGATAAATTTGTTAGGTGGTATTTCCCTAGTTCTTTTTGGGGATTTTTCAAAAGTGGTATTTTTTGGGCAGGAGTTGCCACATTTCTTTCTGGAGTATTATTACGTTTTATTCCAAATGGAATTACAAATGGAATTTCTTTTATATTTTCCACTATACCTGCTGTATTAATGATATCAGTATTTATTGTAATAAACTTTGCTATTGCCACCTATTCTCCTGGAACAGAATTCTTCCTTCTAATATTGTATAGAATTTTGGGTATTTTTTGGGCATTTTTTCCCAAGGGAAAATATAGTGATATTATCCAGAAAATAGCTGGAATGAGACCAGGAGAAAACTGGGCTATGCCATTGGTTCCCTTTGTGTCACATTATGTAAAATTCTTTTATAAAGTATCTGGACTTCCATTACCAGGATATTTTAAATCACAAATGGGTAAAATTGGTGTTAGTAATAATGAATTGTGGATGTCTTAATTAATAACGAATCGTTCCTGGATACTTTCAAAAAAAATTGATTATGAAATAAGTTATCTTTTGGATTAATATGAAAATGGCTTCCACAACAATTGATTGGACAACAATTGATCCAAAAAATATCATTGAACGTTGTACCAATTGCTATAAACCTAGTGATATTTGCGTTAATAGGGGTATGTACACTGGTGTAGTTAAAACTACCATGGTTAACAATAAAGAATTTGAATGCTATGAGTCTGACTACAACGTGTCCACCTTTATTTTTAAAATCATTTCAAAAATAACTGAAAATTATTTTCCTGGTAATGGTGGGATTGAATGTGGTGATATAAAAATGGTAGTTAAAAAATATACTAAACACAATAATATTCGTTATAAAATTATTTTAAATTTACAATATTATTTTCCGGAAGTTATTGTAAAAATTATTTTATCACATTGGGAAAATATGTAATTATAAAATTAAGTTAGTCTAAAAAATAACTTAATTTTATAATTACATATAACATAATTAATTAACAAATGACTTGAAGAATTTACCAAAATAAAAGAATGAATGATTTATTAAAATGACTTTTTTCAAAAAAATATTACCTATTTTTAGAAAATTTAGAATATTTAAGACATTTCAACAATTAAAATGGAAGCCAAAATACTTTAAATCTTTTCATCTTTTTAAAAAGTGTTCAAATGTAACAAAACCAATAAGTTTTAAAATAATAATGGGAATATCATCATTAGGTTTAATAGAAAAAATTAGGAATGAAAAAATATCACAATCTCAATTTATTGATATGGTTTATAAATTTTGTGAAACAAATGATAAAATATCTTTGAAGAATGCACTTATATTGTTGAATGATCGGGAAAGAATAGATATATCATACTACTGTATAAAAAATAAGTATTTTGATTTAGTAGATATTTTTTCCCCATATAGCCTTTCCATTGATATTATTTTAAAACACAAAGTTCCAAATAATATTATTTGTAAGTGGATTGAAAAGGATTTTATTGAAAAAATCTATGCATGTAGTAATTTAAATCACAAGTGTATTCCAAATGATATATTATTTAATTTATCAAAAAAAAAATATAACTTTGAAGGAATAATACATAGTTTATGTGAAGATATTAATGGAAGATGCAAACTTCTTGATATTTTAATAAAATTAAATAAATTAGAAAAAGGGTATGATGTGTTAAGAAAACATACAGGATTTTGGGGTGGTGATACTAATCAAAATATGTTTCGTATGAAACAAATCATTTATTTATATTGTAAAGAAAATGGAATAGAAATACTCGAGAAACCAAAAAGTAAAAGCTTTTTTTCTTATTTCTAAAATGAATTAATATAATTTATTTTATTTTTCACAACAAGTCAATCTAAAAATATTATTGAAAAAAATCAAATGACTTGAAGAATTTACTAAAAATAGTTAATTATGACAACAAGAAAACGTAAAAGATCCAGAATTAATTCTGAAACTCTTATTTTACCAATAAGATCCAGAATAAGATCTAATAAAAAAAAAACTATTCTAGATTTATTAAATATTTATTTTTACAAAGATATTTCATTTCTCATATTAAAATATTATAGATCTTCCAAAAAAGATATTTTTGAAAGTTGCAAAATTGGAGATTATGAAATAGCTTCTAAAATAACTAGTGCAAATTTGGGAAAAGGAATGAAAGAAGCCTGTTATGGGGGATATATGGAAATTGTAAAACTTATGATTTCCAAGGGAGCCACCAATTGGAATCAGGGTCTTTTTGGAGCTTGCGAAGGTGGACATATGAAAATTGTAAAACTTATGATTTCCAAGGGAACCACTTATTGGGAGGATGGTTTGATGGGGGCCTGTAGGGGTGGACATATGGAAATTGTGAAACTTATGATTAAAAAGGGAGCTGATTATTGGAATGGAGGTTTTAGTGAAGCCTGTAAAGGTGGTCATCTAGAAATTGTTAAACTTATGATTAAAAATGGAGTCACCGTCGATCGTGATTATGGTTTTAGTAGAGCCTGTGAAGGTGGTCATCTAGAAATTGTAAAATTTATGATTTCCAAAAGAGCCACTGATTGGGATAATGATAGGAGTCTTTGTTTTTACATGGCTTGCTTGGGTGGTCATTTAGAAATTATAAAACTAATGATCGAAAAGGGAGCCACTGGATGGGATCAGGGTCTTTCTGGAGCTTGTGGAGGCGGACATATGGAAATTGTGAAACTAATGATCGAAAAGGGGGCCACTGAATGGAACGAGTGTTTTCGTAGTGCTTGCTCGGGGGGTAATCTAGAAATTGTAAAACTTGTAATTAAAAATGGAGCCACCAATTGTGGTTGGGATCAGGGTCTTTTGGAATCTTGCGGGGTGGGTAGTATGGAAATTGTTAAATTTATGATTAAAAATGGAGCCACTAAGTGGAATTGGGGTCTTAAGGAAGCTTGTATTGGGGGTTATCCAAAAATTGTTAAACTCATGATTGAAATGGGAGCCACTAATTTGCATTATTGTTTGCGACAAGCCAATGGAATGAATAATTTATATATACGGGAGTATTTAAGAAATGGTATTAAAAAAAATAAGGCAACAAATAATAAAAAGAATTAACGGATCGTTCCATGATAATCATAAAAAAAATTGATTAAATTTGTTTTGAATTTACTCTAAATATCGTTGTTGCAATCATGGGGAATATCATCAAGTACTTTTATGGCTCAAAGGCTTCTAAGAATTGTCGCTGCACGAATCACTCAAAAAGTCTTTATCCACAAATCAATAATTCGAGCAATACGAGAGATTTTCTTCGTTCTTGCTATTTTGGTTGTTCAGATGCAACTCGATATTGGGTTGATACATTTACATATAAGGATATAACGTTACGAGTGGGATTAAAAGATGCCGTACGTAGGGGGTATTTAAATGTAGCCATGATAGTATTTCAAAAACTTAGTGAAAAATCTACTATTAATGTGAATAATCTTTGTATTGATATGATAAAATACTCAAAGAAAGAAGAAGTACAAACTGAAATAATTACATTTTTTGAAAACCAAAAAGTTTAATTTATTTTTTTAACATAATCATTAATATACTATTATTATAATTTTAATAACTTGAGGTATTCCTCTAAATAGTTCTAATAAAACCCCAGGAGAGTAGTCTACATATCTTACGCCAAACACGATCGTGTTGAGAGATTTTTTCTCTATTTTTATGTAATCTAAAATATTTTTTGTGTTCATCTTCTCCAAGGAGCTCCAGGAGTTTTGCAAGAAGGTAAGAGTAAGATAGAAAGTTTGTACGATTATCGGGACACACAAGATCAAAGATATCTTGAATTTGTCTGAACATTGATTTTAATTTTTCTTCGACATCTTTGTGGAATCTTGGGGTGGGTAATCCATTTAGACAGAAGATAATATGTGGAATATGTTCATAATATTTATTTAATTTTAATTTTTTAAGATATCCCCTTACTTTTTGTATGGTTAATGAACAAAGATTTTGAATTTTTTCTTTGTGAATTTCCAACCAAATCATATCAAGTACCTCCTGAGGAATTTCAGTTGTTTCCTTGGCTTGATATTGTGTAATCCATTCATCAAAACGATTGGCTCTTTTGTATGTAAATTCTCCTGCCTCTGGTGGGGGATCTTTGTAACTGGGTTTTTCACTATCAATAACAATATATTCGATTCTTCCACATCTTTGACAAACAATCATACCTTCTGATTGAATAAGAGTCATTTCAACTTCACAACGAGGACAAATATCAATTTCAATTTTCTTTCTTTTTCTGACTGGTTTGTATTGTGATGGATTAACAGCTTTTGTGTAACTTTCTAGTAAATTTGCTCTTTTAAATTTTTCTTTCATATCCATAAAATCGCTGATTTTTGTAGAGGTATAAACTTCACTTCTCTTGGGTTTGTTCTTTTTTTGTTGAGATTCCAAAATACAAATGGAATACATTTTTTCTTCAACATTAGTTGGTTCTTTTTTGATTTCTGGAGTTTTTGTTTTTTTGAAAAAATCTATTACACTTTTAGTGGATTTTTTGAGATGACTCTTTCCAACAAATTTCTTATTTTCATAATAACTATACAATATATGCCCAGCCTTGGAATAATAATCTTTTTTTATTTTACCCATTTCAATATCTTTTATTTTTTTCTGTAATTCTTCAATAGATTTATGTAATTTAAATAACTTGTGCCCCTGAGTAACTCCCAAAATATTATATCCTTTATATTTCGATTTAATATTTTCCCTACTTTTTATCAAGGAAACTAATTTTTTTTTCAAAACTGGAAGATTTTTATGTAAATTCTCAATTTCCTTTATTTTTTTTTGATGCTGTGCATCTAATGTGATCCTGCTATCATGGGTATTTTTCCTTTTTTTTTTAAATTTACATTGAATAGGCATTTTTCATTATAATTATTATACCTTAAGCCTTTTTAATACGTTCGTTAAAAAAGGCAAAAAGTCAATTTTAAAATAGTATATAGAAGTGAATATGTCACAACACTCCGAATCTTCTTCTAACCAATCTCTCTCTGGATCCCAAGACATTTTACAAGTTCAAAAAATGCTATTTGTTTACAATGCCGTGTTATCTGGTTGGAGTGTCAGAAAAGTTGGTAATGGAAAATTTGAATTTAAAAAGGATTCAAGCAATAGAGAAGTTAATTTGGAACATTATTTAAGAAGATTTGTAATAAACAATTTAAATATAGATTCAATATCAACTTCTAGCATTGGAGATAAAAAAAATAAAGAATAGTATTAAAATGAAGAGTATTGTTTTATTTTCCAGAATAAAAAATAAAAATCCTTGGTATGAAAAAGGTCAG